TTTCAATATTTTTAGATAACTGAGTTTTAACATACTTTTTTACACCAGCAGAAACAGAACTTCTTTTTGAACGAGCAACAGAACGCTTTTTGCGATAGACACGCTTGCGGTATCGGCGGGGAGGCATATATATATATATTTTAAATAAATTTTGATATTTAAACGCAATCAAAAAGTCGGGGCGGGAGTAAATTCTCTAATTTCCTTAATGCGTCTTAATAGTTGTTGAATATCTTCTCGGGTTTCAAATAGAGTCTGTGGTGGGAAGCAGGATGTGATAAATATTCGCTTCGCTCGAAACTGACGGGTACCTCCCTTAGTTTCTACTTTAAATGCATACCGGTCAAGCAACCGGAGCAATTCATGAAATTTGCAAAAATCTTTTCGCATATCATCTATTATAACATCACTGTGACTATCATATCCGTCAAACCATTTAGCGGTTGACATGGTTACATATGTATCATCTGGGTCGCACATTTCATATGCTGTCTTGCTCTTACCGGTGCCGGTAGAACCCCAAAACCAATATACCTCACATTCCCAGTTACGGGGTTTTTCATGATACTTTAATATTTGCTCCGCCATTTTGACTGACTGATAGGAGGTCGCTACGCTCACAACTTTTCTCATTTTTGGTTCTTCCTTAATTATATCTCTTATTGTATCCAAATCGCTTCGCTTGCCTTGACCGGCAGGTCTGTCACCTTTTTCGTAGATCACGGAGTTTCTACCGTAGTTCGGACCAGTTTCATGATAGTCGTTCCACTCATCATGTGATTGTTCACCTTTCATACAGTACAATATTGACCGAGTTAAGTCTTTTGTTGGGTCGATGTTCGCACCCTTAAATTGCTTACGCACGGGATTTTCCGCTCTCTGATTCTTGAACCTAATAGTTCCCTGCAAATGAGGTGTACCGGATTCTCCTACCTCATGACCGTATACAAGATACTCGCAGTCAATGTCTTTTAACATTGAAATACTTTCGTCGGTATAGTTATTCCAAGTGAACGAATAATTTTGAAATTTGGACATCTCTGATAGTATATAATATAGCGATGTCTTTAAATATGTTTAATATATATATTAATAAGTTATTGAGAAAAGCATACAGTAGAAGAGCGTCCGCACTCCGCTTTGGTGCCTTTCTACTGTATACCAAACTTTTATGGCGATGAAGTTTGGCGATGAAGTCGGGGGTAATAATGGGAGTAAACTCCCGCCCCGACTTTTTGATTACTTATTATATAAAAAGTATTTTATATAATATATCAGCATGAACCGCTCTCTAAGCGTCCTCATACTGTAAATCTATCCAGAATTCTATATTACACGGTAGTGTAGTTGAACTAATTTGACCACCACCGGCGGCGACCGCCTGATAAAAGAAGAATAAATTCTTCCCCTGCAATGTATTTGCAGAATCCAAAAACTTTAATTTTTTGTCAACAAGTTTTGTAATATCCATTTTGCGAACAACATTTAGTTTAAAGTCGTTATTATTCGAGTACTGGATGTTTGCTATTGAACCAGTACCATTGTTAGATGAGTAACCAATTTTGTGTCTCCATCGTTTCTTAACTGTCCAATAATCCTTATTGACAGTAGAAATCAAATCACGGAGTGTTCCGGCGGGGGCGGCGGAACTCGAACCGTTTTGAAATAAGTATGTGAAATCTCCCGGCACTGGAAGAAATCCGGGAACTTGATTTACATAACCTAAAAACATATCAATTTCCATAGGTTCAGGAAATGCATTAGTTAAAGCAGAATATGGAGTTGGGCGTAAAACATAATTTAACATTAGTTTCTTAACTCGTACCTCGTTACCAAGGCGTGAACCTTGGGTTATTCCCTGGGGAATAGTTCCATATCCCGTGTAGGGCAACATGGGATAAGCACTCATATCGGGACTTTCTAAAATGTTCCCAAATGAGGCACCTGCATTAACATTCATACATTTATTTTCAATATTTTTAGATAACTGAGTTTTAACATACTTTTTTACACCAGCAGAAACAGAACTTCTTTTTGAACGAGCAACAGAACGCTTTTTGCGATAGACACGCTTGCGGTATCGGCGGGG